AACCCTGCGCCCCTTGCCGACTGGGGGAGCACGAGATGAAAAAACTGGCAACAATAATCGCCGTTCTGGCGGCTGCGAGCGCGTTCGCGTGGGACACAGGCGGGAAAGATTATGTGGTGATCCCTGCCAAGTCTTATACCAACGGCACGCAGTACTCGGACGCCATAGACCTGACGGCGTACAATGGCAATGGAAAGCTGATCATATTCGTGTCCGGCGATGAGGGCGCGGTATCGGCTACCAATGCGGACAAGATTGTGGTGCAGCACTCGAACATTGCGACGAGTGGTTTCACCACGGTCAGCGCGTTGACGTCCTCTATGCCTGGTCTGGCGAGCACGGCGACGGTGACGAAGATCAGCGTTGATCTGGAGACGCTGAAAAACTTTGTTCGCTTTGCCGCGACATCAGTTGGCAATGGTGGGAGTAACTGCGCTCACGAGGTCGCGGGGCTTCTGGTCGTTCCGGCTAAGAGCGATTAACAGGAAGGTTTATTGCCGCCCCGCTGTTTTCCACAGCAGCGGGGCTGGCATAGGTTGAGAGATGAGTCTTGATGCGGCCATACAAGGCGCGTTGGCGACTGCGCGAGGCA